TTTTACGTTTTTTAGCACTTGATAATGCGATAGCCTGTGCTTGTTTTAATGTTTTGCCTTCCTTTATTAACAAACGAATATTTGAGGAAATTACTTTTTGTGACTTACCTTTTTTGAGTGGCATAATTTTTTATGTATATAATCTTTTTAAATCATCTAAGGTTCTTTCGCTACCATCATTTCTTATTAATTTTCTAATAGCTGCCTGTCCAGATCCTTCTTTTTTTGCAATTCTTTTAAAAAATTTTACTTTTTGTTCACTTCCTAAAGTTTTAATTTGCAACTTTTTATCTTGTTTCAATAACCAATCGCCATAAGCTGTTCCCTGTGGCACTCTGCCTGTTGCTGATGGTCTGGAAACAAATTTGCCTACTGGTGGTTTTTCCAAGCTTGGATATTTCTTTTGCAATCCATCAAAATCAACAACAGGAACTGTGGTAGATCGACAATTAAAATGCTGTGGTGGTGTTGGGCCTTTGTTATATGCAAACTTTTGTCCATCAAGTCTTCTACAAATAGGGCTGGTTCTACTGTCCAAAGTTGCAACATATTCATATTTAGGGGCAACTTTACTATTTGCCGCATATACCGCCTGTGATGCTTGGTTCTGTACTTGGTTAACAGATGTTCTTACTATTGTTTGTATTTGATTATTAGCTAACTTTGTAAGTTCTCCACCAGATTGTGCAAGTTGTTTCACTGATAAAGGGCCAAAGTCTGCAAATTCTAATTTACCTATCATTCTTTTAGCAATTTGCTGCGTTGTTTCACCAGAAAACACTCCTGATCTTATAGCCAAAGCTAGTCTTTCTTGTGATTTAGTAGCTATTCCTCGAAATGCTTTATTGACAGTTTCACCATTAGGCAAGGTAATAACTGCTCCTTGTGTAGATGTAAGGTCAAATTTACCTGACCCAAACTTAATAAAGTCATCCTCTCTAAATTTTGTATTTGTAAATATATTCACTTGTGTTGGGTCAGTCATAATTACTGACTCTGCATATTTTGGACTGACAGCAACAGAATTAATCGGAATATTTCCAGATTTTACTACTTTTTTTAGTTCATTCTCAACAAACTCTGTTTGTAAAACAGTAACCCCTTGTAATTCTTTTTTAAAATCTTTTGCAGTTGCACTAGACCATTTATTCAAACTATCTTTTGATTGTTTTATAATCGCTCTCAATCTTTTTCTTGTTTGTGGTGCTATAACAACTGCCTCGCCTGCGGCTTGCTGTCTTAAATCTAGTTTTTTTAACTGATTAGCAGCATTTAATATTATTTCGTTGTAAGTTATGGCATATTTTTTTGCGACAGCATTACTAAATCTGTTTAAATCAATAGTCTCTCGAAAAAATGCTTCTGGTGTACTCATTCATCAAGCCGCCTCTTCTGTTTCGTCATCATCATCTGTAGCTGGTTCTTCTGGTGCTTCCATTTCTACCAAGCCTCCACTTTGCGTACTTTCCATTTCTCCTTCGATATCAAAATCGTCCCCGAGAACTTCACCGCTAGATAATTGATTTAATAATGTTTCCTGTGTAATTGTTCCAGCAGTAAACAATGTTAATAGACTTGTTATCTCTTGAGGCTCAAGCCTTGTAGAAACAAAGTCTCTATTTACAAAGCTGCTACCAGCGTTAGGTTCATTTAGATATTCGCTATGAAATCTTAGGCAGTTATCAATTAGATCTTGCATCTGTTGAGCAATGACCATCATAGTGCTGTCATTTTGTGATCTATCAATTCTCTTAGCCTCTGCTGTTTCTCCTACTAGCTTCTGTCCAAGTACAGCAGCTAATGACAAAGTATTGATCTGTTCTTTTAAATCTCCAAGCCTTTGAAATTGGCTTGCGTAACTGTCTGATGATGGTGCAACATATTCCATTCTAGATTCTGGAGGTAAAGACAAGGCCTCATTAGGGCCTGTAGTTATCTCATCAGCATTTGGATAACCATAAACCACTAAATTAGGTACTGCACTTATATGCAAAATATTATCCAAGTCTGATTGAATCTGGTAATGCTTAAGATTTAATTCTGCTATGTCATACAAAGGGCTGCGGCTTTCGTAATATCCAACTCTATTTGAATATGCGATTGCAAAAGGAATCTTATCTTTGAGGCTCATTTCACCTTCGTCAAATAATTTATACTCACTATTTTTTTTATCTTTTCTATGAATTTCATATCTACCACGCTGTAAAACTCTGATCTGCTTTACTTGCTTCTCCCCATACTTTCCATCAGGTTCTATAACATTTTCCAACAACCTTAATTGTGTAAGCTGTCTTGCGCCATCTATAACCTCACTTCTCCACCCAAGAATATTTCTAGGACTGTAAGTTACCCAGTATGGCCTAGTCTTATCACCTTCTTTCGGTGCATCTACAAGCACACCACAATGCCCGAATGAAATCGCTGTTCTTGCTGTTTCTAATAACCAAACATTTAGATCATTCCCTTCTAGGTCTACGTCAAAAAGCTGCTCCCTGACTAAGTCAGAAACATTATCAAGCCTTACAGGTTTTCTTGTTATCATGCCAGCCAACATTTTTTCGATTCGTTGCAAGTAAGGAACAACAGTAGATCTCGACAACCTTACGTCATAACTGTCATCTGTTTCTCTTGCCTCCTGTGGTAAATATTTTCTATGCTCACTTCTTACTTTATAAGTTCCCTCCCTGAGATCAGTTATTAAATCCCAAAACTGTGCCATGCGTTGATATGCCGCATTTGGTGATTCAACTGTTGATACAGCCTGTGTTATAGGTTGGTTATAAATATTTAATGAGCTATACACAGTTTTTCCTCATAGTATCATTACTTTTAATATATTCTAATTCCTGTTGGTCGCCCTGCACGAGCAAACAATGGATTAAATTCTCTCCAGATTAAATATCCAAGACAATCTGCCATATGGTCATAGCCTGATTCTTTGTCTGGTTCTCCCTTTTCATTGTATGACTGTAGTTCCATTGATTCTATTAGCTTTCTGCAACTGGCATGGATATGTAAACGTACTTCCCCTTTGCCGTTACATAAAAGAGCCTGTACGGAAGAAACCCTGTCTCTGATTGGCGGATTGCTGCGTGGCGACT